TCTGAGGCAGCACCTGGCACGGCTGGGACGGAAGTCGCTGTCGTTCTCAAAATCGGTGGAGCTGCATGACAAAGTCATCGGGCATTATCTGAACATAAAACACTATCAATAAGTTGGAGTCATTACCATGCATTTAAGTCGCTTGAAATTGCTATAAGCAGAGCATGTTGCGCCAGCATGATTAATACAGCATTTAATACAGAGCCGTGTTTATTGAGTCGGTATTCAGAGTCTGACCAGAAATTATTAATCTGGTGAAGTTTTTCCTCTGTCATTACGTCATGGTCGATTTCAATTTCTATTGATGCTTTCCAGTCGTAATCAATGATGTATTTTTTGATGTTTGACATCTGTTCATATCCTCACAGATAAAAAATCGCCCTCATCTTGGAGGGCAAAGAAGATTTCCAATAATCAGAACAAGTCGGCTCCTGTTTAGTTACGAGCGACATTGCTCCGTGTATTCACTCGTTGGAATGAATACACAGCGCTGTGTTTATTCTGTTGTTTGCGTGAAAATGAAATCCGCCTGAGCGGGTTATGACCACTTTTTGTTTGGGTTTCGTTGGTGAGCGTGGTTTACAGGATTATTTGATATACCCCATAACTCTGACTCGCTTATCTCTACACGAGAGAAAGACCTGCTTTCTTTCAGTTCTTTTATAAACCTAGAACCTAAGATGACATCTATTGTACCAGAAAGTTCTTGTAAAAGATCTTTGTTTTTTCTGAGGAAGAAAATATCTTCTTTATATTTAATTTTTACATAGAATTTATTCTGTATTTTTAATATATCAAAGCATGGCAGATATCTATATCCCTCATATTTTCGCCACTGCTTAACAATTATAACATCTTTTTCATTTACTGCATTAATCAGCCCAAGACCAAGTACAGGTATGAATATTCTATTGTCTGCCGAAAGCGTACAATTATCACCACCAGGCAAATATGTATAAATCATGTCGGAATTTTTATACGCATCAACGAATGCACGTAAGAAGCGTACATATTTTTGCCATCCGTTTATACCGAATTTACCATATAAGTATTCTTTATTTGTTAGAAGAAAACTATTTGTATCAGGATCCTTATCTACAGACCTGTCGATAAGATCTCCAACTACGTTTACAAAGTCAAAGACAGAGTTTAATAAGAACAATTGTCTTTCAGTAGGGCGAATTTCAATTATGTAGCCAGGATGAAGACGATATTGCATCTGCTTACGAAGTATACCGAACGCTTGGGTCCGAGCATCTGAAAGCAACTTCTTGTCGCCATCGCCGTGAGCATTGTTTCTAATAAAACTGATATAATTTGCTAATTTTTCAGCCTCTTTTTTGTGTTTTTTTCGCTCTGATGCTGAGTCTATTGGTTTTGGTATGGACTTGTAATCAATCTTCTTCATTACGTACCTCATGCCAATGGAATGGATTCCCCTTTAACCTTTTGTCTTCCTTGACAAGTTATACCGAACTCACCTGGCTTGCTATACCAAACTCGATGATTCTTGCGCTCAATACGTTGCAGGTTGCTTTCAATCTGTTCGTGGTATTCAGCCAGCACCGTAAGGTCTATCGGATTCAGTGCGCTTTCTACTCGTGATTTCGGTTTGCGATTCAGCGAGAGAATAGGGCGGTTAACTGGTTTAGCGCTTACCCCAACCAACAGGGGATTTGCTGCTTTCCATTGAGCCTGTTTCTCTGCGCGACGTTCGCGGCGGCGTGTTTGTGCATCCATCTGGATTCTCCTGTCAGTTAGCTTTGGTTGTGTGTGGGAGTCGTAGTCCTGAACGAAAACACCCCGCAATGGCACATTGGCAGCTAATCCGGATTCGCACTTCCGGCCAATGCTTCGTTTCGTATCACACACACCAAAGCCTTCTGCTTTGAATGCTGCCCTTCTTCAGGGCTTAATTTTTAAGAGCCTCACCTTCAATGGTGGTCAGTGCGTCCTGCTGATGGCTTAAAATTACAAGGAAGATTGTATGTTGTAAACAAGAAATATTGTAAAAAAGGGACGTGAAAAACAAACTCCATTGTTTTTAAACGGAAAATAGTTTGTTTTTTTGTTATCGAGATTGAGGTGGGGATTACTGATTGCAGGTTCCGACTACATCACCAACAAAGGATTTGGTTGATGTAAGTTGTTGCATACCTGGGATGTTCATTACTTTGGAGTAAAGAGCTTTTTTGTCTGTAGTGATTGACCAAGTTTCAACGGTTATGCCTCCTCCAGACTGGTATTCTCCTACCATAGTGTTCGATGACAAAGCAGTGTATTTCATCTCTGGATAGACGCCAGAAACTGATTCATAAACTGATGATTTATCGCCATTTATTGTTACGTTGAAAACGGAATCTTCCGTGCTGTCTTTTGTAAACTCGTAACGATCGCCATTCATTGCCCCGTACCCGTGCAGGTTTGTGACAATCCAGCATTCAGAATTGGCGCTGGTAGTTAAGAGTATTGAGAGTAGCGCCGCAATCCTGATCATACGAATTTTACCCTCGCTTCCACGACAACACCGATAATCTTGCAGTTCCCGTTGATAGGAGTCATAGGCCATGAAGGATTCAGGCCTTTCAGGTACTTCTGACCGCCATCTATGACCAGTTTCTTGAATGTTGCTTCGTTCGCGTCAGTCAGTTTGGCTACAACAAGGCTTCCATTCACTGGCTCGCGTCCAGTATCTACTAACACCATATGACCTTCAGGGATGCTTTGACCTACAGGTGAGGTCATGGAATCACCTTCAACCTTCAGCCAGAATCCATTGCCTAATAAGTTAACGTCACTGTCATACCATTCATCAATGTCCTTGATATCGTAGGGTTCACAAGCTTCACACCACGAACCAGCTCTAACCATGCTAATCAATGGATATTTCCCTTTGGGCTCAACGTGCCCAACAAATCTAACATTCGAATCAGAGGTGCCATTGAGCAGCCAGTCAACACTTACGCCAAGAGCTGACGCAAGTTCTGGTAAAAAGCGTGGTCGCTTAGTTTTACCGTTTTCGAGCTGCTCTATAGACTGCTGGGTAGTCCCCACCTTTTGAGCAAGTTCAGCCTGGTTAAGTCCAAGCTGAATTCTTTTGCTTTTTACCCTGGAAGAAATACTCATAAGCCACCTCTGTTATTTACCCCCAATCTTCACAAGAAAAACTGTATTTGACAAACAAGATACATTGTATGAAAATACAAGAAAGTTTGTTGATGGAGGCGATATGCAAACTCTTTCTGAACGCCTCAAGAAGAGGCGAATTGCGTTAAAAATGACGCAAACCGAACTGGCAACCAAAGCCGGTGTTAAACAGCAATCAATTCAACTGATTGAAGCTGGAGTAACCAAGCGACCGCGCTTCTTGTTTGAGATTGCTATGGCGCTTAACTGTGATCCGGTTTGGTTACAGTACGGAACTAAACGCGGTAAAGCCGCTTAAGACATTCCCGCTCTTACACATCCCAGCCCTGAAAAAGGGCATCAAAATAAACCACACCTATGGTGTATGCATTTATTTGCATACATTCAATCAATTGTTATCTAAGGAAATACTTACATATGGTTCGTGCAAACAAACGCAACGAGGCTCTACGAATCGAGAGTGCGTTGCTTAACAAAATCGCAATGCTTGGAACTGAGAAGACAGCGGAAGCTGTGGGAGTTGATAAGTCGCAGATCAGCAGGTGGAAGAGGGATTGGATTCCAAAGTTCTCAATGCTGCTTGCTGTTCTTGAATGGGGTGTCGTCGACGACGACATGGCTCGATTGGCACGACAAGTTGCTTCGATTCTCACCAATAAAAAACGCCCGGCGGCAACCGAGCGTTCTGAACAAATCCAGATGGAATTCTGAGGTTATTACTGGAACTATCAACAGGAGTCATTATGACAAATACAGCAAAAATACTCAACTTCGGCAGAGGTAACTTTGCCGGACAGGAGCGTAATGTGGCAGATCTCGATGATGGTTACGCCAGACTATCAAATATGCTGCTTGAGGCTTATTCAGGCGCAGATCTGACCAAGCGACAGTTTAAAGTGCTGCTTGCCATTCTGCGTAAAACCTATGGGTGGAATAAACCAATGGACAGAATCACCGATTCTCAACTTAGTGAACCGCCCCGGTTTTCCTGGAGAGTGTTTTATCTGTGAACTCAGGCTGCCAGATCATCGTTTCTGATGGAAGCATAATAAGCTTTTTCTGCTTCTGCCGGAGGGATATGACCCAGCCTTCCCAGCAATCGTCGATTGTTATACCAGTCCACCCACGTGAGTGTGGCCAGTTCCACTTCTGCACGGTTTTTCCAGCTCTTACGGTGTATTACCTCCGCTTTGTAAAGACCATTGATGCTCTCCGCCATCGCGTTGTCATACGAGTCACCTGTACTCCCTGTTGATGCCAG